GTTAACCTGACGATGCCCAGCTTTTCTACCTGCGGACACAGGCAGCCATATTTGTTGCTTCGCCAAGTTAACCCTCTCTAAAAATTAGTCGCGAATTGCGAGCATTACCCATCCGTACTCGGTGTCAACTGAAACGACACCCATAGAAGTACCAATCGGTCTTGTGTCCTCATTAGCTGAAGTATCCCAAAGATCAGCAGCACCGGATTCACCAGAAGCCTGACTTGTGCCAATTGCGTCACCAACTACGTAAGTCGCTGCGCCAGATAGTACAGCAGCAGGACCAGCAGTTTGTATCCAGCAGAAGTAGTCTGCGGTTACAGGAATGGTAGTTACACCTAATGCTCCGGTAGTCATAGTACCGTCACCGTCAATGATCTTTACATCCTTGTAAGGGTTATACATCAAACCGAACTGCGTAGAAGTAGTGAAGGCAGTTCTAAAGCCATCTGACTCATCAATAGTTATTTCGCAACCTGCTGCACTAGCGACTGCGGTATTAGATTTAATTCGATATACCTCACCCTGCGCTGCATTGTCGTTGATAAAAAGGTAGCCATCTTTGTACTGGTTTTTGCTTACAGTAAGAGAAGTAGTTGTGGTTGCTGTCAGCGACCCCGCTGCTAACGCAGCAGTAGCTAGATCTCCGTCATGCGCCCCAACAGCAGCAATGCCATCTACTATTTGACCAGCAGAAGTAATAGCTGTGCCACTGTTTTCTGCGTAATAGAAAACTCTTCCGTCAGGCGTGACCGCCCTTGTACCAAGTTTCTGCTTCTGAGAAGAAGTCTCTACTTTTTCCTGTCCGTACCCTAAATGTACGGTTAGCGGAAATGCCATTTCAATATCCCTCCTTGGGATAAGTTTTGAGCAGGTTCTAAGCCCTGCGATAGTCCGATGTTAAAGGCTCGGTCTATCTTTACACCTTTTTAGATTGCCCTATTTTTTTCTTTATACGGACATCTGTGTCTAGCTTACCTGATGCTATAGCTTCAGCAAAGGTTTCTGCCTTTTCTTCTACCTTAGGCTCAAGTTTAGCTTTAGGTTCAGGGGGGCTTTCAACAAAGCCTCTATTCAAATAGACCTGAAGGAAACTTTTTGGAAGATTAGGATGTTCTTCCCAAACTTCTTCTCCTTCAATCATTGCCATCTTCCATAGGGAGATTTTTTTTACCCCACCTACAGACATTTCAATTCTACTTTGCCTAGAAACCATTATGAAAACCCCCTTGAATTACCTACTACGCACTTGTAGTTGGATCGCCAATTTCGTAACGAGCAGCCGCACCCTTAGTGTCATCAACTTCAAAGACTGCATAGTCTTCAGTAACAACAACCTCGTATGCACGAAGCGATGCATCCCGCTCACGCTCTTCTGAACGACCACTTGCGGACAAGTGACCCATTGCAGACTTGTCAGCAATTACTCCGTAACCAGAATCAACCGTGCCAATCTTTGCAATGTTTCCATCCTCAAAGAACGGGACACCGGAAAGCTTCACACCAGAGTAATAATCTTTTACTGCTGGCTTGTTGAAGGCATCAGGCAACGGGTAGGTAGCAAGCGTGTTACCAACTGATGTTGCAAGGTTCCAAATAGCGTTAGGGTGGTGAACCACAAAAAGTTCTGAACCAAACTTGCCTGACTTTGCATTAGCAATAAGAGCCGATGCGTTAGCAAGGCTCAAAGAAGCACCGTCAGCACCAAGAACAGTTCCACCATTCAAGGAAGGGAACAGGGCAATGATGTCCGTGTCCTTCTTCCTAGCCATAGCGTCACCCATCTGGCGACCAATGATCTTGTACACATCTTCGTTGTTCTGTCGAAGAAGAGTGTCGGTAATAATTACCTTAAGACCAACTTCCGCTGTAGTTGCTGTAACAGTTGAGACATCAATGTCTTCACTGTCGATCATGTCCTGACCTTCTGCAAGGTCTTCCGCATCCATCTGAGCAACTTTAGGGATTTCTAGTTTGTACTCACCCTTACCAAGATTGAACTTCTCAATAAGCCCAACCAGTGGAGCGTTATGCTCCTCTGTGTATCGTGCCTGTGCAAGCATGATACGAGACATGTTCTGGAGATTTCCAGATGTACTCGTCTGTACTGCCATGTTTATTTACCTCAATCGAAAATAGAAAGACCTAACTTCTTAGAAGCTATTCTTGCCATTTCTGTAGTTATCGCAGGATCACCTGCGTTGTATCTATCTAAGACGTTTTCAGAATTAGTAGGTGCTACATCTGCCGAAGGATTTGCGCTGTTCAAACTCTGACCCGGAGTAACTTGCTGAACTCTTTGTTCTAGCTTGTTAATTCGCGACAAAGCCTTTGCATGCTTTTCCATAGTTACAGGGTCAGGTAAGTCTTGTAACTCCGCATACGCAACTCCATATTGAGTTGCTAGTTCGTATGCTTTAGCAAGTTGAGTACGAGTATTTAACTCGGTCTGCATTTGCTGGGATTTACCAACGACTTCATCAGCCCGTTGTTTTGCAAGATACGCTTCTTTAGCAAGAGCAGTTTGCTGTTGAGCCATTTGCATTGCAGTCGAATCATCCATCCCTTGATCTATAAATCTTTGGGTTAGCTGCTGACCGTATGCGTTTACTTCAGCCTCTAACGTATTAGAGTTCTGAATTTGTTCGGCTCTTGCGCGCGCTGTTCTTTCAGTTTCAAGTTGCGTTTCCATCTCTGCTATTCGTTTATCGGTAGCAGATTGGTACTTGCGTAACTCTGGATTCGGTTGTTCTGTACTTCCTACTGGTTCTGTAGTTTTTGTTTGTTCTTCAGTGTTAGCTTGAGGTTCAGGTTCAGGAGTAACCTCGATAGGGGAGTCAGCCGTTTCCGTTAAATCTTCAGTGATATCTGGTGCAGGTGTTTCTACACTATCGTCAAGCTTCAACGGAATCTCGGTAACTTCTACCGTAGATTCAGATCCTAGATCATTTGTCTCAGTAACCATGTTCACGCTCCAAAATATGACACCGTTAGATGGCACACTTATTGTTTAGGTTTCACAAATAATAAAGCATCAGTTGCTTATTGAGCAACAAAGCTTGGCTTCAGAAGCCCCTTCAAAGCAGGATTACTACCTAACGGAGGAGGCATAGGAGTAATGTTCCCTCCTCCCATTGCAGGCTGCTCTGGGGGAGTAAGCGTACTAGAAGGAACTATCGGCTGTGGTGGTGCGCCTTGTGCTGCTCTAGCTGCTTTAGACCGCATGATCTTCTCGACTTGCGATTCTAATCCAGCGCGAACTAATGCTTCCAAGAACCCCGCAGGTAACGGCGTGTCGTTAGTGTTCCGGTATATGTAATCAACTTGTTCGGGGTAATCTACCAAAACTTTATTTCGCAAGACCTTTACTTTATCTGGCAAGTAATTACCCGCTGCCGTTAGTGATTGAGAAGGAGCCTCGTGCCAAGCTTTAAGGGCTTGTGCCTCAAGGTCATCATCGGCGGGGATCTTATCTTCAAACTCGACACCAAGAGTTTCTTTTACTTGATCCTTGCGCTCTCGTGCATCGTCAATAATGTCGAAGTAATCATTTGTAAACTCGCGCTTAGTATATTCACTACCATCGCTGCGGCGACCTGCGTTGTAGAAGACCAAAGCCTCCTGAAGCTGTGAGTCTCTGCGCTTATTGATAATGTCGATTGTTGCAAAGAACCGCTTGAAAGGTTTACCAGCAGCAGCAGTCTCTGCATCAAACTTTTCTAGTTCTGCAACAAGAGCGTCTTTGACATCGTTCTGCTCGTAAGGCTCAAGGTCTTCATAGTTGTCAGCAGAAAGCTTTCCTTCTTTGAACAAACCAGTAACACGGTCTTGCAAAATATCTGACCGGGAAAGCGCACTGCTCTGCTCACCGATAAATTCTAGACCCATTGAAAGCCCTCCACCAAAAGCATCCTTGGGGTTGCCTGTTGCAGACTCTTTGATGATATTCGGAACTTCTTGAAGCGCAAATGGAATGTGACTTTCCGCTATGTACTCACCAAGAGTTTCACCAAATCGGGACTCGCCATATTGTTTGAAATTCATAAACTCAAAAATATCTCCGACAAGTGGAGAGGACAAATTGAGCCACGCATCTAATGCTTTCTGAGGCTCTTTTTCCCAACCAGCCCCGGCTGACGCTAATATAAGCGCAGCCATTGACTTGTACGGACCGAAAATGTTCCAGTCTCTAGGCGCACCAAGCTTTGTTAGCCTGACAGACATAAAGTTTGGATTCATTCTGCCATTTCTCATTAGTTGAAAATCTGTTTCTTGACCCAATACTTCGTTAGCTGCAACTGTAATAAGCGTACCCATTGATACCAATTTCATTACAGCCCTACGTGCAATCAACTGGTCTGCGTTTTTATTGTTTCTGATGCCAAAATTGATATTCAGGTTACGCCTTATCTGCCTGTCAAACGGAAGAGCATCTACCATGAAGTCAACATCCATGCCCTTTGTTGCACGATGTAGAGTCTCGATTCTTGCTCTAAAGAATCTTGGCGCAAACAAAAGCATGTCACCAAATACACCAGCCACTCCGTTTGGAGTCCAACCAGTAATACCGTTTACACTATTCCCAATTTTGCGCGCTGTCCCATCTGCAACAAGTTCGTCGAATGTCTTCCCTGACATCCTCATGTATTCCATGATCTCTGTACGAGCAGCCCTAAGTCTTAGCATGTCACCGAAAGCACCGAAGGCTTCGTTAGCCCTACGAATTAGAGGGGCTTTACCTATTGTTCCAGTAACCCCTTCTGGTCGGAGAGTTACTTCTGTATCTACTCCACCATGCCTTATGCCCATACGGTCAATTATCTCGTGAGAACTTGGCGCGCCATCAGCTTGTGACTTTTTATCAAAGTTCCTAATGTTGTCTGCCATTGATTCACGCTGTAACCGTTTGCCTTTGCGTCCGGGCTTACCGATCAAAGACTGAAGATGATCTTTCCAAGCAGCAGCATACTCACGAGGGTTAGAAAACTGCCCTGACTTACCCTGAATACTGATACCAGAGTCATCTAGTGTTGAGCCTACTGCTCGCCTTATACTCTGGTAAGTACCTAAAGGACCAAGAACTTTTGCACCCCTACCTGTTGTAGCCTGCATTCCTTCTTGTGAACGCCTGATTGTTTGAAGGTCATCAGTGTTTAGCCACACGTTGCCATTTATACTTCTAAATTTTGTATCGCCTCCGCGTGATCTTCCTTTTTGTGCCTCTTGTATAGCAAAATCAATCTTGGGCTTTAGATCATCTAGTTCTAACTGAAGGTTTATTAGCCTGCGTTTAGATTGGGCGTACCTACGCTTTGCTGTGTCAGACCTTTTTCCTGCTCGGTCTAGTTCATTTTTACGAGCAGTTACTTGCACTTTAAATTTCTTAAGTTCTTCACGCGCTTTTACAAACGCAGCATCTCCGTTAAGTGGAATTTCTGCATCATCCAAGTCTCTTGCTGAAAGTTTTACATCAACTGCTGCGGCTCCTTCTGCTGCATCAGCAGCGTCCTCTCGTTTACGCGCAGTGGCAAACAAACCCTCTGCTCTTTCTCGCAGCTTCTTTGTCCGGGCTATAAATTTTTCTCCCTCACTTACTTCTTTCAGCGAGCGTTCTATTATTTCTGGAGTTGTCCCTTTTAGTTGCTGAGACTCTAAGCGTTGCGCTGCATTTGCAAGTAACTCTTTCTGTGATTCTTCAAACTTTACAAGGCTTTCTATCTGATCTTGTAAATCAGCAGAGTGCATTTTGGCAAGTTGCAACCTGCCTTGTTTTGTCTTTAAGACTTCTTCAGCTTTATCTACTGCGTTCTTTGCTTCATCCTGAAGCTTCTTAACAATTCTTTGAACTTGAGCAACGGTAGTCGCTTCTTCTAACTTAGCTGTCAGCTTAGATAACTTGCCCGTATAAGTATTAAATGCTTTAGATGCCCGAACATATTCTTGCTGCTTTGATGTAAGCCGTACTTGTTGTTCGCCCAATCTCCTTCTAGCAGAAGATATTTTTGCACGAAGGGTATGCGCTTTAGTTGTAAGTTCAATACCTGCTAACTCTTTTGTCGTTAGGGCAATTCTTTCGCCAGTTACAGGGTCTACATAATTAAGAACAAACTTGCCAACTTGTTTATCAAGGACAGCTTCATAAATTTCTGTTGACCATTGACCCATCTCATCCCATACAGGTAGGTACTCTTCCCCTTTTTCAAGCATTTCGGCTTGAGTGAAAGCCTTGCCTGTCGATTTGTCGATTGCTCTTCCTTTTTCAGAAGACCCTTTTGCTGTTCGCTTTTGCCCCTTTACAAGTTCTTCAACTTCTTGTCGTGTTGGACCACGAGAAATAAAGAACCCTCCGTCACCAAGTTCTGCTTTGTAAAGCGACTCAAACCCAAAGGCGTTCATATCAGCAGTTAGACCTTGTGCTGTTACACGCAAATAATCCATTGCTTCTTGCTGTTTAGGACTTAAGAATTTCTTATATGCTCCGTAGTCTTGAGCAAGGTCAGCTACGGTAGGTCGGGCTTCATATAATTTACCAGTACGAGAATTTATTCCTTCTGGTACACCTTGAAGGTTTTCAATCCGAAGCCCTGTATCGGCATCATCAAACACAAAGACGCTGCTATCGCCAGCATCTAACTCGCGAAACTTCCCACGAATATCACCAACTAATCTATTTGCCGTACTACTTATCCGTGGGGCAGACGCTTTTATTACTGCGCTTACAGCCATGCCCGGCAGGGTACTAGGGTTAAGTTGCTCGTCCCTTACTCCCACTGCTTTAAGAATTGCTTTAGATTTTTCAACGGCTCTTCTAATAACATCAGGCGATACTATTTTCGGAATAAGATCTTCGACAAGTCCGGGTGCGTAACCAGCAGGAAGTTCCACTGCCTTTGTTTGGTTTACTTCAAACGCCTCATCTACAGCAGAAGGCTTGCCAGTGGTAGGACTGATGTCAGGATCATCAATAAATTTAAAACTTAGCTGTTTAGGTTCAACAGCAGCAGCCGTACCTGTGGCTGGAGTGGTGGGAGTGGTTTTCTTTTTTGCACCGGGACGCAGAATTAGAGTTCCATCAGGAATGTCTGCTATAACCCGACCCCCAGCAACTGACTGGGTGACATTTTCCATTCCCACGCCTTGATCGTAAAGTGATGCTACCTCACGATCTCGACCGACCCAGACAATATCTTCTGCGGGGTACTGGTCGAGTTCTCTTAGCATATCGTCGGTCACATGTGAGAATGTCTCGACA